AAATTCTGGTGTCCATTGTGCTTTTAGCTTTCTTGTCTTAGCAACAATTGCTTCAGAAGCAAGCTCAACATTGATTTCTGGGATATTGATTGAATCCTCAGGATTGTCTTCAAAATCTCCTCTAGCGTTATCTCTAGGCTGTACGTGATAAAGGATAGATCCTGTTATATCAGTATGTTGCGCTAATGATGCACTAGGAATAACAAAAGTTACTGTGTCTCCATTTACTGTAGTAAGTTCTGGGTTAGTAGTAATGTCTGTTGAACCTGATAAGATTCTAAAAGCTCTTACACCTTTATCGTCGAAATCTAATCCTTCTAAATCTACTCCTAGAGTTACAAAATCTGCCGGGTCAAGTCCGTTCTGGTAGTTAATCGAAGCTGAGTTAGCTAATCCTGAGAATGCTTGCTCTACTGATGCAGTTTGCTCGTTGATAGTATATCCGAAAGCTCCTGCTCCGTATAGACCTCCTTGTACATCTTCATCAACTGTTAATTTATCATTAGCAGTAGATACGTTACCGTACATATTTTCTTTTGCAGTTCTTCCATTAGCATCTGTACCGTACTTAAAGTCTAAGTAAAATACAAGTCCTGAAGGTAGGTTCATTGGTTGTACAGAGACAAAGTCTTTAGCAGCAATTTGAGAGAATACCTTTCTTACTAAAGGTAAAGCTACTCCTGCCCACTGTTCTCCAGCTCCTGCAGCAAACGATCCTCCGTTTGTTACACCAGCACCAGTACTTGATTGTTCTGATACTAACCTCTTGGCTTGATTCTCTAAAATCGTAGCCATGTTGTTTTTCTCGATCTCGTTAGAAATTCCTTCTAAAAGACCTGATTTTTGCCATTTTCCAGCTAAACGTTGAGCGTCTTTCATTACGCTTTTGTAGTTGTTTGAGCTTTCTAATAAGTTGTTAATTTCCATAGTTATTTGTAAATTGTTATCAATTTTTATTTAATAATACCAGCTAATTTTTGCATTCTTTTTACAGTTTCAGATGATTCTGTAATAACTTCAGGTTTTCTAGCTGTTGTACCTGTTGCTCTAGATGCTCTTCCTAATCTTGATTCTGTGATTTTAGGTTTTTTATCTTTCGATTTGATCACATTTTCTGCAACTGTGTTGTAGATTAGTTTTGCTTCTTTTACTGTCTCAGCATTATCGAATGCAGCAATAATGTTCACTTTTTGACCTTCTGATAGGTTAGATGCTTTTAAGATCTTGTTTAAGTAAAGTAATTTTGCATTAAATACATTTACTTCATTTAACTCACTTTGTAACTTTTTAATAGTTTTTACTGCTTCTTGAAGTTCTTTTTTCCCTTCGAATTGAGAACCTCCAGTTCTAACATCTTTTCCGGCTGCGGCTAAATCTTGTAAAGCTGCATTAGCTTTTCTTCCAATTTCTCCACCTTTCTTAACTAAGGCTTTTAGTCCTTTAATTATTTCACCTAGGCCTGCTGCTGCTCCTGATACATCACTTTGATCTCCGCTATACTGACCTTCGTCCATATCGTTGCCTTTCTTATCATGCTCTTCTTCAGATAACTCAGATAATAGTTCGTCAAGGTCAATTTCTTCTTCATCGTCAGCACCTACCATATCATCGGCTGGTAGATCATCGTCGCCTATTTCGTCTTCGATTTCATCTTCCATACCTTCTTCGCCCATTTCCTGGCCTATGATATCTCTAATAAGATCTTTTAATTGTTCGACAGTCATGTCTTCAATTTCCATGTCTTCTCCAGCTTCTGCTCCGGCTTCATCCTCCATTTCTTCATCAGATTCTACTGAATCATCATCCATGTTGTCTTCTTCCTCGCTCATCTGTTCTTTGTAGTGCTTCTTGCCTTTTTCTTCGTCCATGTCTTTTTCTTCGTCCATGTCTTTGTCTTCCATTTCTTGAAGTTTAATAGCTAACATATCCTTTAGGTGAGGAGTTAAAGTCTCTTCTAAGGCTTCTTTAGCATTTGCAATTGCAGCTTCACGAACAGATTTTGCTTCAGCAATAGCTTGCTTGAATAAATCTTTGTTGTTTACCATTTAAATAATTTGTTTTGATTGTACGATTATTAGAATCGTAATAGGAAAGTTGTATTTTTCTTTGTAGATACCGTATAGAAGAACGGCATATTTGTATATAAATATATATGATTTACGAAAACAGGAAACCCTACCGATTAAAGCAGGGTTACCTTTAGATATAGTAAGTAGATTATATTACATTTCCTCAGCCTGTACCATTCTTTCGTAGTGTTCCGGATCGTATTTCTTCATTGCATCGATGTAGTTTTTAGTCTCACGTGGATTCATTTCTTCTATACCATCCACATCATCGAAATCTGTTGCTCCAAAAGAACCTCCAGTCATCCCCTTGTATGCCTTCCCTGTACTTGGGCTGTATCCATACACCTCTACATCATACTCGTCTAGATCTTCTACAGATCTTCCCATTAGGTCCATATGTCCTATTTGCGGATCATCATCTGTGAAGATTATATCATCAGGGATGTTAACATCTTCTGATAGTTCTGATATGTTTGGCGATTTTCCGTGCTTCTCAGTATACGCTTTATATACTTGACTTATCTCATCTTTAGATAGTGGTTTAAAATTTTCTAATTCACCGCCATGTTCAGGGAAAAGTTCGTTAGCAATCTGGATAAGATTTTTTCTTTTCTTAGCTTCTGCGTTTACTCCATCGAAGTTATGAGGAGAGTACATATTATATCTCCCTTCATTTACTAGTCTTGCATTTGAAGTCGGAGTTAATTTGTTTTCAGTTAAGAATTTTTTTAAGTTAAAGTTGTTTTCCATTTTTTTTTGTTATGTTCTTAATATATCGTTTATAATTGCATTTACTTTAGCATACTTATCTATAGCACTTTTTGATTCATTCAGTGATACAGGATTCATAAAAGCTCCATGTGTAGATGGATTAGAAACAAAGTCCCAGCATACTAATTCAAAGTCGCTCTGAACCTCTAAGGTACTTTCGTTAGTCTGTTGAACCGAACCTGTTCCTCTTGAGGATATACCTATTGTATGACCTGCTTTAATAATCTCTTTGACAATATTACCTGAAGGGGTGTTAAGTAGTTCAATTTTACCCATAAGGTCGTCTCCTTTCCACCATAAGTCTTTTACAACATGTGAAGCATTTTTTAAAGATACTACTGCTGATTCAGGGTGATCTAGTTCTCCGAAGGCGTTTCCTTTTTTGACAAATTCGTTAATGTAGTTTTGACATTCTCTTTCAAGAATCTCTTTCTTATATACTCTACCATTTTGGTTTTTAGCTCCTGCTCTTTGCATTACACCTTCAACCTCGAATACACCCGGTTTATCTCTTGACTCACGGATTGTAGGTTTGAATGGTTGAACTTCAACTAGTAAGTTATTCATTTCAATATTTTTTATTTAAAGATTTCTCCGCTTTCAGAGTTATCGTTCTCATTTCCAGTAGAGAATGCATTCCATACTTTTTCTAATAGTGACCCAATTTCTGCACCTTCTGATCCTTCGTAGCTTGCTGGGTTGTTTTGCCCGTCTTGGTGTGTTATTTTTCCTTGTTTAATAGCCTCTTTAAGTAGTTTAACTAATCTACTATAGGAATCATTCTCTGATTCGTCCTGTGTTTCTTCGTTTAAAAATCCATCAATTTCTAATTGTGCATGTTCTTCAGCTTCTTTATATGTTTCGAAAAACTGTCTACTAATATGGTTTTTCATTCCGGCTTCACCTATTGCTACGTATCCTTTTGGCGGCTCGTATTCAATCCTATATCTTTCGCCCATAAATTCATTACGGCTTTGTATTTGCCCTTCTCCTAATATATCTATTCTGTTCTTAGGTGTTTTACTATTTTTTAGGTATTTCTTTTGCCAGTTGTGTATATCAAATGTTTTCATCTACTTTTTTCTTTTAGTGTATTTTGTCTTTTTTCCTTCTTTTAAGGAAAATACTGTACCGGTTGTGTTAGTTGGATTAATTCCTAGCTTTTCCATTTCTTCTGGAGATAATCTTTTACCTTTAGGAACTTCTATACTATGTAGCTTTCTAAGTACAGGTGCTATATCTCTTTTAAATGCTGCTGCTACTGATGGAGCCATGAAAGATCCTATATCTTTGTAAATCTTTTCTACTTTTTCTCTAACATTGATATGTTCTTTTTCAAGAGAGCCGATAACATCTTCCAACTCTGCTGCTCCTTTTCTTATTCTAGAAGCTAGATCTTCGTTATCTTCATTTTCATAATGTACGAATTCCTCTAGATTTTCCGTCTTTGCCTCATTTAAAGGTTTTTTATCTTCTTGAAGCATATTAATAATTGTCTTCTTGAAAAGTTCTTTGAGCTTCTCTACCCCTTCCTCATTCATATTACTTTTAATAGCATTATCTCTAGATCCAAGGTATTCTTGTTCTGGGGATTCTATTTCTCCGTCTTTATCAAAGTCTTTTTCAGCTTTTTCTTCCTCCATTAACTTCTCCTCTAGTTTGTTAGAAAAGTACTCAATAAGATCTTTTTTAGCAAAAGGAATCATTCCTGGTTCTGTCATAGGGCCATTTTTCCATTGATCCCATACTTTTAGAACTTTGTTAATTGCTGAGTCTAGTTGAGGTCCCATTGTATCAACGTATCCTCCAGATTCGTAATCATTTTCTTTGATAGCTTTTCCCCCTTTCAGTTTGGGTCTTCTACCTTCATTTACAGTTTCATCTAATGTATCAAAAAACTTTTTAGTATTATCGTATCTACTCTTTCTATTTTTTATAGATTTTGTAATCCTTTTAACTTCATCATTATCTTTTCTACTCTTAGCCTGTTTTAATTCATCTTTTAAATCTTCTATTTTATTATTAAGATTAGCTAATGTATCATAAGTTTTAGATTTGTTTTTACTCCAATCTTTCTGTTGCTGGGCTGTAAAGTTTAGTGATTCTTTGACTGTTTTTTTATTTGCAGCTTCTCTTAATTTCATTTGAGAGAGATCGTAGTTATTTAGTATGTCTTTTACTTTATGAACAGGTACTTCCTCTCCAAACCTAATTATTAGTTCTTTAATTTCGTCTTCAGCATCAGGTACTGTATTGCCG